CTGTTATAGCACAACGATTAGATAGAAATCCCCTTCCGGTTCTGCCCGCTAAACCTGCCCTGCTACCAGGACCTCAAGCTCCTGCGTCTACTTTACCGGCTTCTTGGAGCATACAACTTCCCTAGTGAAATATGAATTCGTATAAGTAGAATGAGAGTTCGTGGTGGTTATGGATTAGTAGGCTTACTCGTTGTGTTAGTTGCAGCAGTTACAGTTCTTCCTTGGATACGTCGCACATTTGCTCCCAGATTTCCAGAGGGATTTCAGGTGATGGCTTCTGCGGTAGGAATGGACACGCTCCGCTCGGACTGCAAGGGTGTGCTGTGCCAGGAGGGTGAATTCTGCCAGGGGAATGTGTGCCGTCCCTGGTACCCTACAGAGTCTAACAAGTATTTCCCTGATAAGTAAGATTCTCTAGATTCAATACGATTAAACATATTTCGGCATATCGAAATATGTTTAATAGTATCTTGTGTTTGTGTTTGTGTTTGTGTTTATGCGGAAAAAGTCAGCCCGGAAACATCTGTTGTTGGCGTTGCCGTTGCCGTTGCCGTTGCCGTTGCCGTTGCCGTTGCCGTTGCCGCCATCTTGCGTGCCATGGCCAAATCGGCGGGCCCCTCATTTCCAAACATCCCAGGGAAACTTCCATCAACGGCTCCTGAGTCACCCTCGATTGTAGTGACAGCATCCTTCTTCGCCCCAACACGACGTTCACGCTGAAACTCCTCTCGGCTCTCCTCGTTCTCCTTGTACTTCTTCATCAAGGTGTTCAGCTGATCTTCGGCATACTCCTGCTCACCCACCTCAGATGGCTCGGGATCCCAAGGAAGCCACTTGCCGATCTCACCCACGAAAATGTTATGGAGAGTATCCTGCCTCTGAAGCTTCTTCGAACGAGCAACCGCCTCCGACTGCGAGGCATAGACGCCCCGCACCTTAAGTCCCCGAACAGTTGTCCGGAACTCATTCTTTGCATAAAACTCATCCTCCAACTTGGCCTTGTTCACGTACATATAGTCGTCATACAGCTCCTTCAGATTAGACTCCTTCAGCTCCTTCTCATTTGCTTTAACAAATGCGTGAAAGGAATCCATGGTGGTATCAACCCGGATCTTTGATTTGCGACAGATGTCTGCTGCACCACTGAGATCCTTGGAATCGAGTGCGTCTGCCTCGGCATCCAGTTTAGTATTAATATCACGCATCGTGTTCATCAAATACTTCTCAAGATTTGATGTCCGGCTCTGAAACTCGTAAATCTTAAGAAACCTCTCGAACAGGAACAAACTCTTATCCTTCAAAACCTTCTCCGGGCTGAGAAAACTGAGTAGGCAAAACTTCTGCCCCGTGATCTCTGCGTCCTCCTCAAGAAAGTCCTCACGCTCTGTTGCCATTTCTAATATAGGATGTTAGAGCTACTTTAAATGGAAAACCGCAATGGAAAAAAATCCCATACAAAGATAGAAACTATGCACGCCACATCTGAGGTACTGAACCGTGTAATAAAGTATCTGGTGGAGGGTCTCTTTGTGGCTATGGCTGCGCTCTTCATTCCTCGTCACCGCCTGCCGATCGATGAGATTCTGACTCTGGGCGTGGTCGCTGCGGCCATCTTTGCCATTCTGGATGTTGTGTCTCCCAGTATCGGGGCTACGGCACGTCAGGGTGCGGGCTTCGGTATTGGAGCAAATCTGGTCGGCTTTCCTGGTGCTCGTGTCTAACTATTAGATAGATGGATTCCTACGATATATATCCGATGGAAACGAAGGAAAATGAACAATGTCCTGCTTCTACACCACTCTTATGTGGAAGCCGCACATTGGGAAGAGGACTTTGCGTTGAGAAAACCTCCGACTGCGATGAACGAACTACTGAGAAGCGCCCGGTCTGCGTCCAAATAACCTTGCCTAACTCTAGAAATGGAAGAAGAAGTTCCGGTTCGTGCTCTAAGCGAAAATCAAAAGTATAAAATAGTAAATCTTAATGATTTTGACCCCCCCCAAGCATTAGGTTATCTTGTACAAAACTATAGACATCAGTTAAACAAATACTTAATCCTTGTACAAAAGTATACCCAAAATGGTAGGACTATGTTAAAGTTTGCAGATCCAGATGATACACGCCCTGATCGTGAGCGATTCTATCTGCAACTAACAACAGATTGGCTCCGTGAGGGTAATGATACACTATTTCTTCACGAAGAAGTACAGGGGGGTGGTGCTAAGCGCAAGCGCACTCGTAGAACAAAGAAGCGTAGAAAGACATCTCGGAGGCGGCGCTAAGCGGCGTATTCGTCCAGATACACCTGATAGTTTATACGAGCCCTGTAGATGAGTTCTTGGAACAGAGGACCCCAAAAACCTCTCCGTCTAGGGTATTACCAAAAACTGCCTGAAGGCACATTTCGAGGCACGAATGACCCGAGCACAGTGGTATCAGCATATTATGAGATGAAATCGAAATATGATCCCGAGCGCTACAGAGGCTGGATACGCCTCTTTTTAGAGTCCTCCCCGTGCTACCTAGTCTTTTATACGGATGCGACCCTAGCTCCCTTTATTGAGGAGTGTCGTAAAGGAAAAGAGGACAGAACTCGCATAGTTATTTTACCACCGGAAGAATGGGTAGCAAATACAGGATTTCCAGCAGGATTCTGGGAAACGCAGCACGCTATCGATGTGGAAAAAAATATTCATTCACCTGAACTCTATAAAGTCTGGTACGAAAAGAAGGAGTTTGTGAAGCGTGCCATTGCGCTCAACCCCTTTGGCCATTCTACCTATGTATGGGCTGACGCAGGAATCTTACGAAATCCTGAGATTGGCGACCTGGTCGCAAAGAACTTTCCAGTGACAGAGCGTATCCCTATAGATCGTATGCTACTATTAAACTGGTGGCCGTATGTCCTTGCCGATGAAAAGGAGGTAGTGTTCCCTGGAAACGTACGGATAAAATCCGCCTATGCAAAACCACGTATCATGGGCGGTATTTTAGCAGGATCAAAAGATACCTGGAAACGGTGGGACAGTTTGTACGAGAACTGTATGCGGCGTTTTATTCATGCAGGGCTATTCGTCGGAAAGGACCAGGATATAATGGGCGTGGTGGCAATCGAGTCGAAAAATGACGTGTCCCTGCTCGATCTTCGTAAGATTTCTCCTGAACCGTGGTTTTATCTTCTCTTATATCTGGGCGTAGAAGAGCCGCTCTATAAACTCTTTCGTAGCGAGACTGCAAATCAAACGAAAGAAACGTACAGGGGGCTTCTTAGCCGCCTGTAAACTATGGGTAAGACTATGCCGTATTTTTCCCATATACGGCGCAATGGTGTCAGACAGACCGGATAAACTGCCAACTAAGGTCTCGACAGATAAGTTCCCAGATCTTATCCTGAATATAGAGTTTATCACGATTCTTGAGCAGCGGAAACGACGGCAAATACTCGTCCAGGTCCAGCAGCTCGCAGAACTTGTACAAGACGTATGAATACGACAGGAAGTTGCTGCGGTCTTTGGGGCAGTTCTTCTGGAAGGATGGCTGAATCTCCTTGAACATATAACGCAGCTTCTCCTCGATTTCTCGGCTCATTACTGGCGCATTTTGGCCATTGAGCCGATTAATAATATGGGGCACATGTTCATAATACTTATTGAATTTGAGCTTCTTCAGAATCTCTCGGACTTTCTGCCGAGCCAGAGTCCGATAATCGAGGATCCGCTCCTTCTTCAGCTCAGCGCAAATGGCCTCATAGACTTCTTGTGGAATCTCGGTAGACTCCTTCGCCTGGAACTGGGCAAGCCATTCATTAAAATGGTTAATACGCTTATAAGCGTAGTAACTGACTTCCCTGGGAGGGTCCTTATAACTCGGCTTGTCGGAGTCAACGAGAATAAACTGCTGGTAGCCACAGTCAGTGCAGGTGAAAATGGCCTCATTTGCACTGAAAATCATCTCCTTATCACACTCAGGACATTCCCCGTACGAATCAGTTTCTTGTACACCACTTCCACGGGCATGTTCAGGATGCACCTTCTGTAAATACTGCTCGAGGAGTTTATCCCGACGAAGAAGTTCTCCTTGGCCTGGCGTAGCAGTGGCGGTAGGGGCCTCATAGTTCGATTCCGTTGCGGCAGCAGTCTCTAATGCAGCCAACACAGAACCCTGTTTTGCCTTCGTAGGGCGCTTTACGGAGTTATCGTCGCCTCGCTGTATTCTGTCCTGCACCTCGTAATATTTGTAGAGAATATCACCCGCATCAAGGAAATATTCAAACATCTCGGAACTTCCAGAAAACTTTTCAATGTCTTTTTGAAGCTCTGCCCGCTGTTTCACGAGCTGCTCGTAGCGCACTTCATCCTTTATAACGGTAAGTTCGCTGTCAACTCGCTCGAGGTCTATCTTACTCTGTGTCATCTCGGTCTCACTATTGAGAATCCCCTGCAGATGTACTTGATGGAGGCAATCGAGAGTTGTTCTCGCCTCAGGGTTACTACGTTTCGTGGGACGTATTTTAAAGAATGCATCCTTTGATATCATCCTCCTTTCAATTGGTCAGAAGCTTTGTTTAGGCTTTTCAAATAAATCGT